GCCACTACCTATATACTAGCAAAGATAGTGGCTATTAATACTATACTAACTATTAAATATGGATAATTTTACCACGTTTAACTTCTGCATAAACATCACCAGTTTCTTCGTCAGTACGTTGTGATACTTTACCTTTAATCAAACGATTGAGTAGCATATTCATGTTAAACTCTTGCTTAGGATCATTCAAGTCGCAAGCTTCACGTAGCCTGCCTAGATCAATGTTTTTACCTTTACCAGGATCAAGCATAGGCTGGCCTGTTTTAGGGTTATCTACAATATCTAACATGCAAGCATGTTGTACATATACCTCATCACGACCTAACTCTTCTCTGACTCCTTGATCTTCTACGCTTAATAAAACATTAAGCATATTGTAAGGTTCACCATTCTTGTTAGTACCTGATCTAAGTGTTAGCTTTGATATAAGCAATGTATACTCACCTTCAGGACATGGTAGTACTTTAGTATCAAAAGCTGCTTTAACTGCTGATTCTAACAACATTTCTGGATTTAATTCCATGTTTTATTACTCCTAGGTTTGTAATACGGCACTTACTACTACTATACAGTTGCCGTTTTGCTGTATAGTCTACTTACTTCTTATAACTTTTTCCTACGTTATGTGGTTGTTCTTTATTATATAAGCCATTTAGTGCCATTATAATAAATATAATAAAAGCTACAATCGGGATTACTAGAATGATAGCTACTAACCAAGCTAGTATACTCATGATATGTCCTCCATACCCTTAGACCTACTACGCCATCTATCAATTACTGGCTGAAATGAAGGCTCTAAACCCGACCTAATAGGCAAGTTTCTAGTCTTAATATCAGCTAATGGTGTGCTAGTATCCCATGTCCATTTAGCACCCTCACGAACTGATAATATAACATCACTAAATAATGATGGTAATTTACTATATAGAGCTTTACCTAAACTAGATACCATCAATTTAGTACCACCGGATATTTGATCTACTTCCCTATCCACGTGAGCTAGTACTACTACATGGCAGTTACATTGGTTACATAAGAAAGTTAGTAAATCCATCAACTGATTCTGCGATACCCCCCACTCATTTTGCGCGTAAGCTGGTTTACCTCCTACCATGTTTTTAATACAGATATTAGCTAATTGAGTCATGCCATCTATTACTAGAACTCTATTAGCATCCCATTCATTGACTGCCCCAAATTCATTACCTGTACGATCATCTACAAACTTGCCAAGTGCACTTAGGAAGAGTAGGTACTGGTTGTAACTTGCTCTATTGGGGTCAACAGCTTTACATAATGTCTCATAGCTAAGTGTATTGACCCGTCTTGCACTATCAAGTAAAGCTGAAATACCTGACTTTGGTTGACCGATTTTGAACCAGTGTAGGTTCTCTGGAAGTTGTTTACCATTATCTGTATAGTACCCTATTAAAGACTCTAATCCATTCTCTAGGTCTACATAAAAAACTTCTAATCCAGCATCTACTAAAGTACCTATAGAATGTGTCTTACCTGTACCCGCTGGCCCCATTAGTAAATCTTTGATACCTGATAGCTTAGGTACTTTAGATTCAGTTTGTATTTGCTCAGTCATTATAGTCTTCATCCATCATAGTCGTATCTTTGAAACTCATAGCTACTTGTCTATTATGAGCTTGTAATATCGTTTTAATATTATCTTCAGGGGGCTTATAATTTTCGCCTTTTAGAAACTTACCATTCCCATCTTTGATAACTTCGCCATTAGAGCCAAGCTTTGACCACTGACTTTCCATAATAGCTCTAAGTACTTGATCTAAAGGTATACCATGTTTCATAGCTTCAGAAGCACAGTAAACTATCATATCACCTAGTAAGTCTGCTAACTGTACATAGTGGTCTATAGTTACTGGTGTGTAGACTGGTATGGTTATGCCTCTATCATCAGTTTTCTTTATTGGTTTATCCAATACTTCAGTAATATCAAGTAACTCATTAACTTCATCAGTTAGTGTGTTATGAAGTTTGTACAGTTTAGTAGCTAAATCTTTATCAGGTACTATAGACTTATTAACCGGCAATTCAAACATATTATTCATACGTTCAACATCTTGCATAAATTCTGGATACATAGTAACTCCTATTTAATTTTACTTAATACAAAATAGATTGATTTTCTTTAAATCTTTCAAATACTTTTCCTAGTGACACTCTAAAATTATAGCTTTCTTGTAGAAAGTGTAAAGTCTTTTTCTAATTTATTAGTAAACTCTTCTCTAGATTCTTCTGAATCAAATACTTTAGTAACTGTTACTTTGTCGCCATCTGTAGTATCTGTTATATAAGATACTAAATACTCTACATCTGGTAAGACTTGTCTAACTTCTACTCCATAATCTTTATATCGCATAGTAAATGTATAATCTTCATTAACCTTGACTAGTACATCCAAGCAATTACTTTCACCAAAAGTGAATCTAATATTTCCGTTTGAAACTTGCTCTATTTGTTTTGCTATCTCTTTAGTGATTAACTTAGTATTTAACATTATAATATTCCTTTAGTAATTAAAAATTTTACAGCATTAAGTTCTAACAATAACTCCCTTCTAAGCATTTCATCTGATAGTTCATCTATAGTATTAAATCCCTCCATTAATATAGAGCCTGGTAAAGTTATTCTAGTTTTATACAATAACCCATCTTCTAAACTACCACAATACTCACATTCATTGGTTAGTACTATGTACCTAAGTGTCTTTGAGTTACTATCTAATACTGATACTTGCATCATAGTTTCAGCACATATAGGACATACCCATACTTGGCTTGGTGGTTTAAAAGTCATGCCATCTTTGTAGATACTACGCTTGATACCGGTTCCGTAAAGTTTATCTGCTATATAATGCACAGTATATTGCATACTATCTAAATAACCCTTGGTCATCTAATTCTTGTTCATACTCTTCTATAGTCTGTTCTATTCTAGTGATTGGGTTCCAAACTCTTTGAGTCATAGTAGCAGGTAGCCATTCATCTCTACCAGTTTTACATACTTCTGTGAAATGGCATGGCCTAAAGTAGCTATTACAGGCATTATCAAAATTATAATCATAGTAGCCTTCGTGCCACATATTAATTAACCTATTTAAATCTCTAATAGTCTGTGTATGCCAAGCTTCTAGCATATGGTCACTTCTATGAGTAACTACAGGCATACATTCAAAGCCTGATTTTTTAATAGCTATACCACGTACTAAACAACCTACTACATTAACATCTAATACCCTTCTAGCTGCCCAAACATATGCAGTAAACTGGCTACGCATTTCCCATTGCTCGGCCCATGATGTACCTAACTGTTTAGTAGTTTTATCATCTTCTAGCATTATCTGATTACAGTATGTGCCTATCATATCTGCCCTACCTGATAATAATATAGGATCACCAGTTATAGGATGATTAATACCTAGTGGTTCTAGGAATGAAAACTCTATACCTAATTTATTACCTAATCTTAAAGGCTCGAACCCATCATTACCTAGAGGAAAGCTATGGAAAAAGTACTCGAAAGCCATCTGCATACGTTCTAAGGTTTTAGGAGTATCTATTACTGGATCAAAGTTACCATAGAACTGGGTTAATGCTGTTAATCCATAACCTAAGCTTATATCTTCATCCATACCTTCTTCATAAAAACACTTTCTAGCTACTTCAGCACCTTTAGCAAATGCGCCACCAGCTACTAAATCTACTGATTCTAATTGAGGTTTCCAGTGTTGCATATATGCCCTAAACATTTTCTGAGGGCATTCACGTAGTGCTGATAGCATAGTAGAATCTACTACGTGTGGAAATTGCGGTCTAGTTATCATGGAATTCCTAGAATAGTGAGAGCCACCTATCTGCTTACCATCTGCTACCTTATCTGTAGGTTCCATTTGAATACACTGTTTAGCAGTAACTGTAGTTATGTAGTCAGTGTCTATATGAGGCCGTTTGCCGGGATCATTTGAAGCTATAACTATTCCTATATCAGTGTTTTTCATAATTCTTCCTCAAACGGCGATAATCTGTACTCTGCGCCTGGTATGTTCCAGTTTGGTGAATTAGTTTTGTAAACAACTTCATCAGAACTATCTAATACCCCATCAGCCCACGTTTCATGGTGTTCTCTAACCCAAACAGGCTGCCCTGTATCTGCCCATTGCTGTAGCTCTTTCGCATATGGGTGAGGCTGGCAGATTAGATATCTTACGATTGTCTGTATATCTTCTAGCGGATCATTCTCATCAAGTACTATGGAAGTATGACCTTCTGCAATTTCGCATATCCATCCATGTTTTGAGTTCCTAATTTCAGCAATCTGCTCATCACTTCCAGTGTATTCAATCCATTCTTGTTTCATAGTCTATCCTTTACTTTCTATTTCAATAAGTTTCTCTAAATAGTACATAGCTTTATGTAAATCTTCTACACCATTCTTATCTCTATACCTATCTATATATTTCTGAATATTACCCCTTAGAAAGCCTATAAATTGTTCTCTAGGATAGTTAGCTTGCATATAATCCCAGCCCGGCATGCTTGCGTTACAAGGTACAGTTGCGACTTGTTTATCCTATCAAGCGGAGGTTCCTTCCACACGTCAGCTTAATCGTGCATTCACTAACAAGCGATTGAGACTGAACGGGGATCGAACCCTAATCTGCTTACCCAAGAGCTGCATACTCTACCGCTATAAGCAACTTCCACAATCTCAATCCTTCTTAATGCCTGAGATTTTTATAACTTCACAGGCTTTGGTTAGTTACTTACTGATAGATACTATGGTTAATAGCTTCGCACCTAGCTACAGTCAGTACTGTCATATTATTACCGCCGATATCTAGACTTGTCTGCGAACTGTATGCCTTAGCGGCTAATGTACAATCTTCTGGTGTATAGTATCGCTTTATAAAGGTATGCTGCGCTAATGATTTACCAGATCCTGTACCATTTTGGTACATAGAAAACCTTTCAACATGCAAAGTGTCTTTTGGTAACTCATAAGCAGCTAAAGCGCTTGACACAAACACCATAGCTACTGCAAAAATAATACTATTTACTACTTTCATGTTTAATACTCCTACTAAAGTTGACATACTTCCGGTATGTTAGCGGTTTTTTGAACCTAATAACTGTTGCTCTTTAAGTTTCTTCATCATTTCTTCATGCATTTTTCTAATAAAAGCTAAATGCTCTGCTATCATTTTTCTACGATTAGCCCTGACCTCTCTCTGTAACTTTCTCCTAATAGCTGGTATTCTACCTGCTTTAATAGCTTCAGCTTTACGCTGTTCAAATGTACCACGTCTTTTAGCTTCACCCATTTTACTATCTCCCTATATTAAGCCTTTAGAAAAACTATCTAACAAACTAGCTGTATCTACTGCTGGTTCTGACTTCTTCTTACTCTTAGTAGCTGTAATACCTGCAATTCTAGTACCTCTAAGATAGTTTATAGCTACTTTCATTTCTTCCTTAGTTAATTCTTCACCTGCTATAGCTTTTTGGGTATATATTGCTATACGCTCTTCTATAGGTATATTCTCATTTAGTATAATTGGTAGATTTTCTTTTTCAGTTGGCATCATAATTCCTTTTAAATAAATCTAAATTTATTAGAACATTTCTCGCACCAGCTTTCCAGGCTTCATTAGCTAGACTTACTTGTTGACTATTTAGTATTTCAATCTCTTCTTTATACATAATCTTAAATAACCACAAACTAAACTTTTTCATAATATTACATTCCTATAATTAACTTATTCTTAGCTCTGCTCATAGCTACGTTTAAGCATTGTAATGATTCTACAGTATTCTTGTTAGAAAGTATATCTTTCGCATGTACTAATACTCTTTTATAGGTACTTCCTTGCGCTCTATGTGCTGTTATAGCGTAAGAGTGTCTAATATGGTGTACACTTTCATATAACTGATGATAAGCAAACCATGTACCTGCTTTAGTTAATGCAGCTTGCCTAACTTCTTCTAGCAATGTATCGAATATAGCTTCATGTTCAGGATGGCATATACTAAATATCTTAACTGTATTGTCATCCATCGTACACTGTACGTGCATAGTTTTAATTTTAAGTGTAGCGTTAAAACCATCTATAGTTTTTTCTACTATACCTTCTTCATCGATTGTAGCAAATATTCTATCTTCTATATCTTTGCAGGGTGAAGTTACTACAATCTTATCACCTACTTCAAACTTATTCATTATATAAGTTTGTGGAAATATCTTACTACGAACCACATGATTATATTTATCTACTATACTATTACGCCAAGCTATGATTTTAGTATCACCCGATTTAATTAAGCTCTCTGCTTCTGTAGAAGCTATAGCAAATACCCTGGCTTCAAATTCCTTAGTACCTAATACTTCTACACTAGATGATTGTGGCATACCTCTATAGTTTTTGAGGAATGGTAGCTTGAAATTAAATGGCGTGTCTATAGCTAAACGTACTTGGCTTACACAATCTAGTATATCACCCTCATGCCGCATAACCTGGTGTAATGTAACCTGATTATTATCATGAAAGAAACTAACTATAGGACTCTTAACTTCCTTAACTGGTGGTAATTGATAACTATCACCTAAGAATAGTATTTTAACTCTAGGAGATTCCTTTAAAGCTCTCTGTATGTAAGATTTTAGGTTAGAGTTAATCATAAAGGCTTCATCAATAATAACTAGCCCGTAGGTATTAATATCAAAATCATTTGTTCTACTTACTACTTCCTTAACTTCTCCCGAAGAGTCCATAGTTAAACCTAACAAACTATAGATAGTACAACATTCAGGTTTATAATCTGGTGAAGTTAGTACTTCTTTCAAAACTTTCGTAGCTTTATTAGTAGGCGCTGTACATACAGTTTTCTGTTTATACTGATTTAATACTTGTTTAAGTACAAAAGTTTTACCAGTCCCAGGCTTGCCTTGCAGGAGGAAAACTCTTTCAGTTTTAGATTCCAGAAACTTTAGTATAGCTGCTAATGCTACTTGTTGATCGTTAGATAGTTGCATTTTCTTCATTTCCTTCTAGCTTTCTTAAAATATTTATAGCTTCATTTATGGCATTTAATTGAGCTTCACTAACTCTAGGAGCTTTACCTAGCTCCGCATATAAGTCAGATAAATAATCAATAGCTTGTGAAATACCCTTACCTTCAATCCTATCTAGTTCATGAGTTATTGCAGCATCGAAAAACTCAACTTGCCTACCATGTGGTATACCACCAAGCTTAGGGTTCCAAAGCGCTTCCTCTACCCTAGTTATTAATGCTTCCCTAACTCTGATAGATTTAGTCATCATTACCCTTTTTAAAGGCGGTGCTATTCTGTTACTTTCTCTCATAATATTAACCCTTTACATTTAAAACTTGTTTTAAAGTATGTACTACTTCTACTAAATCACTTTGATTGTCCATAACTACATCAATATCTTTATATGCTGCCGGTATCTCATCAACTCTAGCTTGGTCTTTAGGGCATTCTATGCCTTTTGTTTGGTCTATTAAGTCTTGAACAGTAAATAAACGTTCTGCTTCCCTCCTTCCCATAGCTCTGCCTGCACCGTGTGAGCAGCTATGAAAGGAATCTGCTTCACCCTTACCCCTAACTATATAAGATTTAGCTCCCATACTCCCGGGAATAATACCTAAGTCTGTTGACTTTGCTCTTATAGCACCTTTCCTAGTAACTATTACATTTGCACCAAAATGGTGCTCTCTTGCTATATAGTTATGATGGCAATTTATAGCAGTATTTAATACAGTAAAGTTTTTAAAGTGTCTATGTAACGTTGCTAATATGCTATCTAACATTATCTTTCTGTTAAGCTCAGCATATAACTGTGCCCAATGCACGGCTTCTATATAATCATCAAAAAGCTCCGTATGCTCTACCAAATAAGCCGTGTCTTTATCTGCAAGATAATTATTTATAAAATATTTTTCTGCTTCTTTCTTGGCCAGCTCTATAAAATAAGAGCCTATTTTATTTCCAGCCCCCCTACTACCCGAGTGCAGCATTATCCAAACTTTCTGTGATTCATCTAAGCATAATTCTATGAAGTGATTACCAGTCCCTAGAGTACCTAAATGACTATAAGTATTATATGCCTTAGCTTTAGGGTGTTTATTAATAATCTTATTATAGACATTTTCTAAGGTAGACCAACTGAGCATAACCGACGAAGGTACATCTAACCACCCACCTTTATCACCTACACCACCATGATTTGTTCTCCCGTGTGGCACAGCAGCTTCTATATCGCATCTTAAACTATGTAAATTATCTGGTAAATCAGAAGCCACTAAGCTGGTTTGCACAGCCAACATACCACAACCTAAGTCTACACCTACAGCAGCAGGTATTATTGCGCCTTTTGTAGCTATAACGCTACCTATAGTCGCGCCTTGGCCTAAATGTACATCTGGCATAGCTGCTACGTGTTTATGTATAAAAGGCAAATTAGCAATATTGAGTAATTGATTTTCCGATTCTACGTCAATATCATTAGTCCATACTTTTACTGGATATTTACTAGAGGTTAACACTTTTTTAATAGTCATAATATTTCCTAAGTTAAACCAAACAATGAACCAAACTGTTTTTTAATATCACTACCGTCTAGGGATTTTCTACAGCTATAGCAGGAAGAAACCTTTTCATCAGCTACTAATACTTTACATTCATATATAGCTGCTATTTGTTCATCTAGTTTTATTAGTCTACGCCTATCATAATAGTTTCTATGTTGTAGTACTTGATAAGTTCCAGTATAACTTACTGTACTAGTAGCACAGTTATCGCATTGTTGATTGTTATAAAATTCTATAGTAGCTACTATCTTCCAATCTTCTGCATCTTTTACTTTAGCAGCAAGTTTAGCTAACTCATCACTATCATTAGTTACTGATGCTAAATATTCTTGCTTCTTTCGATAATAGATTTTACTAATTACTGGATCATTTAATATTTGTTTAATTTCTTGCTTAGTTCTAAACCTTATATATAACTCTACTTCTTTACCTGGCTTACCTGAGTACTCACATAGTGTTTCATGTAGTATCATCTTCTGTTCTTTGGTAGATAGTTCAGTTACCTTTAGGCTATCTACACTTTTAGTTTTTAGTAAATCATCAAGTTCCATCATAGGGTATTAGCTTTAATTAGTTAGTTCTTCAAAATCTACAGATTCACTATAGTAACCATTACTAGAGCCTACCCAACGAATAGTAACATAGCCTTTAATAGTCCTAATTTTATAAAAAGTCCAGGTGCATGATCCATCTACTTCTTCACCTTTATAACCTTCATCAGTAGAACTATTACTAGATTCTTCGGCTTCAAGTATCGGTGTATCTATTAAATCTAATAAGCTGCCTTCTATAGACTCTACTTCTACAGTTTCGCAACAATCTTGATAATGGCTCATTAGAAATCGTCTATTATCGTTGGATACAAATAATATTTCTGTATTATCCTCTTTTACATGGATACTTTTAAATGTTAACCCTACAATAGCCTTAAATTCCATAGTTATCGCCTTATTAGTAATTAATCTGTATGTAGGTACTATACTCTTGCAATTATTCTATGTCAAGTTATTTCTAATAATTATATTACTTTATATTATTAGATTGTAGATTATATAGGTGTAAAAAAGCCACTGTAACTAAGGGAGGGGGTAGTTACAGCGGCTTAGTATAACTTTTTAAGGATAGTTACCATCCACGATACTGCAACAATAACAGATAGGTAAATTGTTGCAGTATAGCTACTTCTTAATTAACTGCCCATTAAACCTGCTAACAATGCAGCAGTATCACTTGCTGGCTGTTTAGATTTTTTAGCAGCTTCAATACGGTCAATGATAGGCTTAATTTGCGGATCTTTACGCAAATCAAGTTTCTGTTTCTGTGATAAGCTATTAAGCCACACTTTAACATCTTCCGCAGATTTGCCAGTAACCTCCATAACTGCTTTGTGAAGAGGTGCACTAGAGCCAGTACCTCTTTGCCGTTCAGCAGCCCATTGGCCTTTACTTAGCATATCTATAAATTCTTCAACATCTAGTACACAGCTATCAATATCCTCTTCACCGGCAATAAGGTCTCTAAATTTCTGACCTGCACCAAACTCTAGAAACTTGATAAGCATGTCACCTTGTATAGAAGTTTGCAGTACTCGACCATTCAAGAAATCACAGCGTACGTTTAACACTCCATTGCTATCTACTTTAGCTTCGATTTGCAGTTTACGTTTCCCCGGAAATGGTACTACTTTGCCATCTTCCATTTCTACGTGTTGTACTACTGTTTTGTTAGCTACTTGTTTGGTTTCTGCTACTACTTCAGTTTCATTACTTACTTCAGTCTCATTGCTTACTTCATCATTTACCAGTTCTTCTGCTGCTGTTACTTTATTAGATTTAGCCATTTTAAATTCTCCAGTTATTAAGTAGGTTTTAAGTTTTGCTGCATTACAGTTACTATTATACATACTTATTTTATTAATGCAACACTTTTTTATAAATATTTTTAAATTATTTTAGCTATTACTATAGTTAGGTTCATCGGTAGATTCAGCAGGTATAAAACTATATCTAATAT